TAGAAGAAACTATAGTATCTCCTGCATATCCGCCTTCCCAGCGAAAAATTTTAAGCATTAAGTTTCACCCATCATAGATATTTTTTAACCTCTTCTGCCCAAGCACACTGTCCTGCGTGTGTTAAATGAAATCCATCTTCTTGCATATAGTTGTTCTTTATGCCGTATTCATATGGTGTAACAGGTATGTAATTTGTTTTGTCTATGCTATCCCAATATGCTGTGTCGTAACATTGGCCTAACAGATGCTCGTGTTCTGTTTTTGTAAATATATTATATATAAAAGTCCATTTGAAGTCAAAATTACGTTGCTGCAAATAATTAACAAACGTCACAACATGATACATGTTCAAATCGCTAAAGTATGTTTTACTTTGTGATGAGTATTGTTTCTTGAACACATGTTGTATGTGCTGATTGTTGTAAAGGTTCCATGTTCCGCCAAGTCCTCCGCTTTGTAAAAGATGTACATCACTGTCAGGTCCAATATCATAACCCACTGGAAAACTGGCATAATAGTCTGGATCTACTGCGTCTACAGGTGTTGGTATGCTGGTTCTGTTTAGTCCAGTAAACATTACAAACACTTTTTCATAACGATTGTGTATAAGTGCATGCACACCAGTTCTAGCAATCCATGAATTGTCAACACCACCTTTGGCATAAACACTATAGTCGTCAAAAAGTGTATCATGCCATGACGCCTGATCTACATCAGTATAACTGCATCCAAGTACTAGTGTTGTCATTTAACCTATTACAAATGAAAGTGGGTCTGATCCATCGACGTAGTTTTTCAGCTCTTCGTCTAGAGCTTGCATTTCTGCTTGTGCTTCTGCTTTAAGTGCATCACCATTAAGTGAAGTACCGCCTTGTGGTCCTGCAATTGTGGCAAACTTTGACCTTGCTTCGCCCAGTGTGAACTTTGCTGTTGCTAGTGCATAATCTTGTATCCAAGGCTGTGCTTGTCTGTCTTGTAGCAACTGGTTGTCTGGCTTGACGTTGTATACCCAAAGAATCATTGTTTCGCCACTGGCATTGAACTTGCGTAGCAGTGTGAGCACTTTAGTTACAGGATTGAACTCAAAGTTAATAAATCCGCCAAACATTCTAGCACTTAGTTCTTGGTACTGATAAAACATTTCGTATGTGGCTTGACCGCCCACACGTCCTGCTTGTATAAGATAAGTGTTCACATAGGCTGCTTCAAACGGTTCAAAACTGCTGGCATTGTCTGAATTTGAACCGCCAATGCTGCGGCGAAATACTTGACGAACATCTTCAATTTCTGAAGGTAGTACATACTCTTGTTGATTCTCAACAATCTCTAAAAACACATATGAACTTTCAACACTGTTGCCTGCTCGTTGACGATAGCGTCGTAGGCTTTGATTGATGCACATGTCATAGTGTGCAGGATCAAGTTCTACGTCAACCATGTCACCACCTAAGCGGAAATAGATATAGTCTCTGATGTCATTTTTGAGTGTTGTTACGTCTACAGCCATAGTGATTCCTTGTGCAATATATTATTTATCGCTATTTGATTGCTTTAAGGATCACTGTTTGCTCGTTAAATCTACCATTCATCTTTATTTCAACACCTTTGATGTTATCTAAAAACTTGCGCAACTGTACTTTACCTGCCTTGTTGAATTCTGCTAGTTGCTGTTCAGGTTTACGCAATGTTTTTGCCACGCTTTGTTTTGTATCAAAGAATTGCAGTGTTGTGCCTTTGACTTGTAGTGTTGCGTGTTCTTCTGCAACATACTTGCCAATCTTGCGGGTCTTTGTGTTAAACACCCATAGCTCTGTAGCACCAATAATATCCACAGGGTTTATGCTGGCTACTTTATACTTTTCGTCGGTTACACAATACTTGATTTTTGCAACCAACTTGTCAGCACTCTTAGGCTTAGGTGATCTAGTCTTACGAGTTGCTTTGCTTTCCTGTGTAATTAGATCACAAGCACCAACAATGCCTTGGAACAGTGCCACACCACGTTTGATGGCTGCTTTGTCCAAGTGTGCATAACCTTCACGCAAGTCTTCTTCCTGTTCACGAGCAGGTTGCTGTAGCATTGTATACTCTGCAAGCGGACCTTCGTAGAACGCACGGATATGTCTTGCATGTGCCTGATTAACATTCAGTTTACGAAACAGTTTAACAGCATCCAAACCTTTGAACTTGTCTGGATTGTTAATGTAGTCATCAACTGCTTCTTCAATTTCAGCAATAATGTTTCCACTTGCTTCCTTGATACGTTCTTGGATGCTAGGCACATAAACATTTTTAGGCTTCTCTGCTTCTACTGCTTTAATCTCTTGTACAATAGTTTTGCCTTTTGCAGCAAGTTTGTCAATAAAAAACCCTTCCATCCAATGCACAGTATCTTCAGGCACCAGGTCTGCTTTATCGTTGTTGATATAATGACAAAATGTTGCAACATGACTGTACGCAATTGCACTATCACTGTTCTTAAAGATAGCCTGCGCAGTTTCTTTGTCATACTTCTTTTTAACGTACTGCTTGATGATAGGCATATATTCTTTTTTGTCTACATCAAAGTGAAAGAAATCCTTTGCACGTTTGTAGTCATCCAACGGTGCAGCACCAGCGCCAGTGGTTTTACGGCGAGCCTTGGGTGCTTTTTTACGCTTGATAGGTTTACCTTTAAGAGCGGTTAATGCCATCTTTTAAAAACTCCATTTCCATTTGTGTTTCGAAGATACTTATATCTACTTGTTTGATCTCAATCATCTTTTCGATCAAGTCAAGTGTTAGATTCTTACTTACGTCATTGCGAACACCATGTGCAATTGTCTCAAGGTTTTCGATATCTTTTAATAGTTCATGCATTACACAACCTTTCCGTTAGCAACAATAGAGGACAACATCAAGCGAACCTGCTTCAAGCGGCTCTCTAACTTGCGAATAACTTTTGGGTTATTAGTACCAGCAACTTCTTGCATGATAAACGCAGGAAGCAAACGCAACTGCCTATCAACAACTGTTTGCTGATCTTCTGCGCTAAGTGCTACAACGAAATCTTTAAACTTTGCGTTACTAACCATGATGTATCTCTCCTTAATTTCAACTTACTATATTAATATACACTATCTACAGTATGCGTCAACCTAAAAAATGCCAAAAAAAAGTAAAAAAAGTGAAACAGATAGGTTGACAGACCATATAAACCTGTTATTATATATGTATAGTTAGAAACAAGGAGAGAGTAAATGGCTTATATTGATACAAAAGATGTTAAAGCAATCCGCGAAGCACTCAAAGCAGAGTTTGGTAAAGACTTTAAGTTCAGTGTAACACGCGAGCATTACAGCAGTGTGCGCATCAGTATTATGAGCGGTGTTGAAAACTTTTATGATGGTAGCATGGACACCACTGACAAGTACTCAGGTCGTGTAAGTGAGTTCAATGGTTATGAGCAGATCAATCATTATCATACACACTTTTATGGTAAGCATGAAGAACTATTCAACAAGATTTCAGAGATTGCACACACTGCACCTGGTCTTGCTGGCGGTAAGGAATACTTTTGTGAGGACGATGTAATGACTGATTACTTCAGTCGTGCTTACTATGTTTCAATCAATGTTGGTAAGTGGGATAAGCCTTACGAGATCAACTTGGAAGGTCAGCGCCGGACCTTAAAGATTGCGGCGTAATTGGATGTGAGAAGACAAATCTGCATCCGCCAGAAAGGTATTGGGTCAAACTACACAAACAACACTGACTAGATTATAGATAGCCTTACACACTTAAATGATAGAAGGCTATCTTTTTATACCAAAGGTAAAAAATGTTAAGATTTGATGATTTAAAATTTGTTGACGATCCAGATGGTTTGCCTTTTGCAAGAGCAAGAGTAAACTATGAACTGTATGAACTGAGTATTGTCAAAGGCACTGCCAAAACTTTATATGAGGCTGCTATTACTACAAACAAAGGCTGGGCTAGACTTCCGGGTATAAATGAGCATGATGATGTAGTGCCTTACTTGAGTCCCAAAAAGGTGACTGCAATAATGGTTAAACTTTCCAGTCTAACTATGCACCCAGGCGAAATACTCTAACCATAAATACATAGTATTTTAGGAGTAATAAGTTGCCTCGCATTAGTATGTGGCAGAATGGTGCCCACACAAACGATTTCAAATTTTTTGATAAAAGAATCCACGAAATGTTTACAGTTGGTGGCACTGGAATCAATGTACACAAGTATGTTGGTATCATAGATCAAGGTGCCAGTGATGATGCAAGTCAACCTAGAACCACCGAAGATGATCCGCTGGCTATCCAAGACTTTTTGTTTTTAGAAAACAGAGATCGCAAGTACGACAGTGATGTATATAATTTGCGTGGCATTTATAATGTAGCAGATACAGACTTTGATCTCAGTCAGTTCGGACTATTTTTAAGCAACGATACAGTTTTTATTACATTTCACTTGAATGAAATGGTAGAAGCAATGGGTCGCAAACTTATGCCTGGTGATGTACTTGAACTACCTCATCTCAAAGATTATCACAGTTTAGATACCAGTTTAGATCTTGCGCTAAGTCGTTATTATGTGGTGCAAGAAGGCACCCGTCCTAGCGAAGGTTATAGTCCTACATGGTGGCCGCATTTGTGGCGTGTCAAGTGTACACCACTTGTTGACAGTCAAGAATACAAAGATATCCTAGACAAGATACAAGTTGATCCAAGCACAGGCGAAGAGACTTCAAGCACACTGCGTGATTTATTGAGTACCTATCAAAAAGAACTAGAAATTACAAACAAAGTTGTTGAACAAGCAGAAAATGAAGTACCCGAAAGTGGATATGATGTAAGCAAATATTATGTTGCACCTGTAGACGAAACAGGCAATCCACTTGAACCAACAGGGCATAGAGCAGATGAAAGTGGACTTAGTACAGACAGTGAAGTACAAGATGCAAGTAACACACGCATCACTCCACAAAATGCAAATGCCTACAGTGGATATCTTGTGGGTGATGGACTTGCACCAAATGGATTTCCTGTCACAATGGGAACTAGTTTCCCCACAAATGCAGTTGAAGGTGAATATGTATTGCGTTTAGATTTCTTGCCAAATAGATTGTTTAGATTGACTGGTTCACGTTGGCAAAAGGTTGAGGATGATGTACGCCGCAACCCAACACCAGGTGCTGCAGGACAAAAGAGTCTGAAGAGTGGATTTATCAACAACACAGACACAACAACACAAGATGACAACACTGTGATATCACAGCGCCAAGCACTTAGTAAAGCACTTGAAATACAAGAGGATGATGGTTAATGCCAGTTCAATTTTTTTACGATGAGCAAGTAAGACGTTTCCTATTGCAGTTTATTCGTGCGTTCAGCAACTTCCAAGTTGAATATGGCAAAGACCGTGATGGTAACACCACACTGGTCACAGTACCTGTGCGCTACGGAGATGCCACAAGACAGGTGTCAAGCATCATGCGCGGTAATAGCGAAAATGCTGTTATTCCTACTCCAATGATGAGCGCATATGTTACAAACTTTGAATATGCTCGGGAGCGTATGCAAGAGCCATATTGGGTTGATAAAAAGCATATTCGTATGCGTAAATAT